ACAAGGTCCATGGGCTCAAGCAAATTGAACTGCCAGCCGAGTGTGAAAGTGTAAGTCGCGCGAATTTCCACCTGCCGTTTGCGCAGAAAGTTTGCTACCTGCTTAGCCACAGTGGTTGTGGTAATGGCGTGCGCCTGCTTGGGAGAATCCTTCCGCAAGCCATACACCGCGATCATGGCGTCATCTTTGTCTTCCGCAATCTCCACGTTGTAGTCATTGGCTCGGTTCAGAAATTCCACCGAAACCGAATTCATCACATCCGCCACCGACGGCCTTTTCACCGTCACTGGCGCCAGTAGATCATTGCTGCTCAAGTCGTAAACCGGTGAAGTATTGGGCAGAAAGGTTGCACCATTACTCACAGCAGTGGTGTCGCCATAAGGAATGATTTTCAAGAAACCTTCACTCCACACAGCCGCAGAATTTGTGACATCAAGGATTTCCTGTATCCATGCTGAAGCGGCCTTTTGTGCGTCGAGCACTGGCGAAAGAAAAATTCCGTTCGCGACGCAATAATTTGAATACTGTGTAAGATCGCCCATTGGCACCTGCGATTCAGGCTGCACCGTAACGGTCGCTCCAGTCCCAGAACTCCAGCCTGCAAAGGTTCGCTGTGATGGCGTTAGCAGGTTGATTCCATCGGATACTTTGAACAGCGCGGGATCTCGCGCGATGACGTTGATGCTGTCGGAAACGGAATTCACGGTATTGAAAACAATCTGGAGATCGGCGGCTCCGGAGCCAGTGAATGATAAAGCCAGGTTCTGCGTCACGCCCGGCTGTAGAGTTGCAGAAGCGCCTACATGGTTTGTGCTTACATTCACCGGCACTGTGCCTACATTGGTTACTGTGATGTTTACCTGATACGCCACGCCTGCAGTATCCAAACCAAAGTCCAGGTAATACTTAAAAAATGTGCTGCCGCCGCTGCTCTGGATTCGGTACGCTCCTGTGCCCAACCCATAGAACGGATTGGAGAGCAGATCAAAAATTACGTCTTTGGGATTGCAATCGGTAATTCCGGCATTGAAAGGCAGGATCCCTAGTACTTCGTACGACAGGTTGGGTAGCGTTCCGCTTTCTCCCAGGTCCATGGCTGACGACGCGACATAAGCCACGCCGCCATAGCCAAGGTCCTGCCCGGCATGTCGCGACGTCAGGTAACTCCAGGGTGTCTGCGGACGCGTACCGGGAAACAACGTGAGACTGAGTTTCTGCTGCGGCTGGCCGTTGGAATTTGAATCGGGCACGGAATAGACGTAGGTGATTGTCATCACCTTGCCGGCATCGCCTGCACCAAAAGTATGCTGGCCTGTCGTCGGATCAAGCGTGTACTGTCCCGCGCCCGGGGAACTTCCCACCAGAGCCATTGGCGTTTGCTGATTGCCGGCCAGAGTTGTCGCGCCATCAGAGCCATAGTCATTCACCAGAAAGCTGAAAGCATCCTGGCGGGACACACCGTGGCCAGAGTGGAATATGCGTCCATCCGCCGGAAGCAAAAATGATCCTCCCCCACCGGGAACAGTGAACTGCTCTGACGTGGTCAGCAGCGTCAGCCGCCCTTTGGTGTCCCAGACGTTATGAATATTTTGAATTGGGCCCAGGCAGAGGGCAGTAGCGACCGCACTTTGATAAGTATAAGTGGTGTTTGTAATCGCATTCCCTCCGCCTGAGCCCAAACCCTTACCGCCAACTTTTTGCGTGGACGTATGCGGAATGGCCGCAAAGTCTCCGCTCCAGAGCAGGCGTCCGGAAATCCGGTTTTGTCCATATACAATCGGGATCACCTGCCCATATGAACTGGTTTGCACGCGCAATGCATTCAGCAAATTTGGTTTTGCCGCCAGCGCATTTTTTCCGCCGCCTTTTCCGCCCATTAAACCCATGTCACTTTGCTCCAGATTGTTTTGAAGAAATACATTCGGATTGCTGTGTTGCTTTAGCGCGCAAGCAGGTATTGCCGACCGGGCTCTTGCTGCGGCGCGCTTGCTGCCATGGCAAAGAACCTTCTTTCCCGGCTTATCAGTTCGCCATCCCGCAATGCATCGCTCAGCAGCACCCCGTGGGGAATGTAGGAGTGAATGACGATTGGCCACTCCACCACAATCGCGCCATGCGAGTACGTTCTGCCGAAGCGGAACACAACAAAATCCGCCGGCTGCGGTGGTCCGTTTATCTCCGTCACGAACCTGTCAATTTCTTCCAGGTAAAGCTCTCGCGACCGGTGCAGGTGCCACTGCACCGAATATTCAGGAGGCTGGTAGCTCCGCGGCAGCACGCCGCATTCCTGATACACCGCCAGCGGGAACATGGCGCAATCAGCGCCGCAGTGCTTCACTCGTGCGTGATGATGGTACGGAGTGCCGAGCCAGTCTTTGGCCGCGCGAACGATACTCGTCCGCTGCTCAGCCGTGAGCGGTTGCATGGGATCTCCTTACAATTTTTATGGTGTTCGATTCAGGGACTAAATGGCCGTTTCCGGCACCGGAACGTAGGGAAAGCCTTCAAAGTTCGTAAGGTTATTGAATTTTGCAGTGCAAGTGGCCTGGGTCTTGTCACAGCCCGGATACGCCGTGAATGCATCGCCGGCATTGGGAGCAAATGGCAGCGGTGAATTGAAGGTGATGATTCCTGCAGCGAATTGCCGGATCGCTTTCACCAGTCCATTGTTCGGCCCGCTGGTAAAGATAAGCTGGCCATTATCAAAATAAGCATCCGCCTGCGCCGATGTTGTGATGATTTTGTTCACCGTGCTTCCCACCTGCACTGCCAGATTGTTCGCGAACCCCGCCTTGAACAGTCCGCAGCGCGCATCAAAAAGCGTGTTGGTACAGCCCGGTTGCAGAATGATTGCCGGCAATTGCAGGTTCAGGTAAGCCGTCCCGGCATTCACCGTTAGCTTGGCTGAGGAGCGCGTGAGCTCGTCCACCGGGCCAATAAAGCCTGCGAACCGGACCACAGTACCAATCTGATTTGAACCTGAATCCATAAACAGCCGGTCAATGCGAATTGCCGCGCCGTCAAAAAGCCCTTGCCCAATAGCCTGCAGCACAGGAACGCCGTTGATTCTGTCCGTGAGGCTTGCCTCTATTGAGACTTCAAGCGTTGCCACGTCCAGGCCCAGCTTCTCTTCGATCGCGGAGCGCGCAATGTTCGGCGGGCCGGTCAGGAACGTATTTCCCAGCACGGTAAGATTTGTGTCCCATGTGGTGTAGCGCAGGGCCGTCCCGCTTTTAAGAGTGATGGTGTACAGGTCTGCCATGCGGATTTCCGTTGCGGTCTGGAGCCATGTGACAAGATTGTTGCCGCCGATATTTGTAGGTGTTTTCATATTCTTCTTCCAATCTCGAGCAAAGCGAGAGATCCCTATAGCCGAATGGACGGGGCGTTCAGAAGCGGAGGGGAATGCCAAAAGTTTTTAAAGCAAATAAAAAAGCAGCCCTGGAAGGCTGCTTCGGTCTGACCAACGGTGACTTTTCTTATTTCAAATCGACATCTCCCCACACGTACCAGGGTCGATGGTCAATTTCCTCATTGAGGGCGTGGAAATCCGCGGTCAGCTTGTCCAGGCAAGGAATGGTCCTGCAGTCTGGCACCTGCGCTGACAGCTCCTTAAAGCGCTCACGTTTACCGTGCAGCCAAACTTGCCGCGGCACGATCAATAATGCGACTAGAAGGACGAGGCTACCCGCTAATAATTCCCAGCGCTTCATATTCCCTGCGGCCCGCTTCCGCTTTTGGCCGCCGAAGCTGCGCTATCAGCACTTCCTCTGCCACTGCATATATGTTCCCGAATCGCCCTCAGATCATTTGAAATGCTGAATAATCTTAACAACGCAAACAATGCCACTATCGCAATCAGCAGTTCCAAAACATACACAAGCCCGTCCATGATGCCCTCCAAAGTCCAGCATCTTACAACAGAGTAGTGGTTTTTAAAAATAAAATGAAGCCTCGAATGCTGCCAAGCTCTCCGCATATTTATCTGAGCCAATGCCAAGAGCTAAGGCCAAAAAAGCTAACTTGCCAAGAGCTAAGCCTGAAGGCTTTGTTTATTTCCGCACTGAAATCAACTGTACTTCCTTGCATTCGTAAAGATTGAAATAGAAGCTGCTGAATTCAATTCCCTCTTTGCTGCTGCGTGACGTGCCAACATCAAAGCGGACCCGGTGCAACATGATGAAATCCGCCGTAATGCTCACTCCTGGCCCTGGCGGTGTAGTGAACGTTACAAGGCCGTTGGCAATCGTGTAGTCAGTTCCCTGCACTTTGCTCACGCCGTTTAGATAGACGGTGGATGTCTGGTTCATTGGGTTCTGCACCGCTTCAAGAAAACCGCCGAAGTTCCTTACGATCTGAAACGACCTGGCCGCTCCGTCGCCGATGCCGATCGGCTGTCCGGAATAGACTGAATCTTCCAGCCGGCCAGTCAGGTCGGATTCATTCAAAAGAAAATCATCGAATTGAGCGCCGCGCGCCAGGAAAAAGCCGACAAGCGTTTCCAGCGGCGTTTGCTCATTTTCATCACGGAACTTTGGGTCATTGAGCAGATATTCGTAGCTCAGCGTGAACTCCCAGATCGGGTTCTGGAAATTCTGGATGCGCACTTCACGCCCAGCCAGAGATTGCTGGATCTCCGTGGAGAAGGTTGGGGTCTTGGTTATGTTCCAGGCAAGGCCGCGGATTTTGGGAAAGAGAATGTTGCTCATGGGTTGACTCCTTTCCGCTTCAGGGCCCGTGTGACCTCGTTGGCAATCATGTTGCTGTGCCGGCGGATGTGTCCCTGGAATGACGCGGCATCCACAGCGCTGACGGAGTGGTTTACGACTATGGTGATGCCTCCAAGTCCCCTGCCATCGCCGCTCATACTTTTAGGCAGGATTTTTTCGCCCTCATGCACCAGGGCCAGGCCCGTTGCAGGCACAATACCGCCCATCGCAAAGCCGGCCGGGGTTATCGCCATCACATCCATATATGCGATCATGGCGGCCTCCGGAGCGAGGCCGGGGCCGAATATTGGGATAGCGGCCGTGGCAGCATATGCGCCGGAGTACGCCACCGCAGCGTTGGAAACAATTTGTGCTTCGGCTGAAGCGGATTGGCTCGTCTGGCTCAGCAGCTTGTCCATCAGCCACATCTCGATCTTCTTTTCGATCCACTGCTCCACAAAATTAATCAGCTGGGACAGGATGTCTTGAAACATCTTGCCAAAGGCCTGGCTGGCCGTTTCTGTTCCCTGCATCCAGCCATTCAATGCGGTGTTGAATGAAGAAGAGACCTGTTTGAAGTATTGGTCGAATTGCTGGCGGCGTCGCAGAAGTGATTGCTGCTCGGCCTTTTCGGAAGCCGCCATGTATTTATCATCCAGTTTTTGGAGTTCTGCATCGATCTTCGCCTGTTCAACTAAGTTGCCTTCGGCAGCCTGGCGCTTGGCCTCAAGCTTGGCGCGTTCATTGGCGTACGTCTCAGCCATCTCCCATTGCAGCTGCTTTTCGTAATTCGCCTGGCTGATTTTGCCAAGTTGCAGTTCAAAGTTAAGCCGTTGGTCTGAGATCTGCCCCATAGCCTGATCGTGTTCTTTGGCCGACTCGAGAATGATCTGCTGAGTTTGCTTTGCATTATCAGCGGCCTTTTTCTCTGCAGCATTTATTTTTGCGATGCGCTTTTCTTCGGATTCAGCTAGGGCACGATCCGCTTCTATCCCAGCTTCAGCCTGATCCTGATAGTACTTTTTTACCGCCGTCTGAAGCTGTGAGTGCCCGCGCATCGCATGAGCGACCCACGCATCTATCCCAGCTTTTTCTTTTTCCTGCTCATTTCTAACGACTTGGCCGGTCTTTGCGGTTTCAGCTTTAATCGTCTGGTTGGTCTTTGCGGTTTCAGCTACCGCCTCTTTCAATGCCGCGCTGTAACCCAATTCGGCTGTTTCGAGCTGTCCAAGCGCTTCTCGCACCTTACCCATGTTCATATGATCGGCCTCTAAATCAAAGCCGAGCTGCTTCAATGCAGCAAATTGTGCAGACCTTGTGGGCTGATTTATCGCGGATTGCAGCGCGGTCCATGCTCTTTTGGCTTCGTTGAATTTCGCCGTAAGTGCGGGTATGTCGCCGCCGAGATCTTCCAGTCTGAATGCCAACCTAAGTTTTTCTTTGCTAGCTTCGCTTTTTTCGGCTGCAAGCTGAGTTTCTCGCCCCAAAGCCTTTACTCGGGCGGCAGAAGCTTCCAGTGATTTATTGGCCGATGCAAGGGCTTTGTCTTGCTCCTTCATCGCATCGGTATAGATGAACGTGTCTGCGATCAACTTGCTTAGTTTGTCAGCAACCTCGGCAGCGACCTGGGCAAAGGCGATTATTTCTGCCGGACTGAAAGCCAGCCCGAGATCGATGCCCAGGGTCTTGCTTAGTTCACCTAGAGACTTAAACGCGCCTGCAACATCGCCATCGAGAGCGTGGCTCAATGCTTCGGCGGCTTCCGTGCCTTCCTTCAGCGATTTGTTGACCTTCTTGAGCGCTTCGTTGGCTCCAGATGGGTCGGCCTTGAGTTCAATGTTGACCGTTTCGGACATATTGTGTCTCTCCAAGCTAGTTCTCAGTACAATAAAAAAGCAGCCCGCAGGCTGCCCGAGAACTCCAAAAGCAGTTTTATTCGGCTAAAACCCAGCTCTCGCCGGATTTCCTCAGCATCTTCTTTTCAGATCGAGGCGTGGTGCTTTGTCTCATATCCATCAAATTGAAGGTTGCGTCATTCTTCATAAAGAGGGCTGGATTCCTCAAATTGCCGTTGAGCTCTGATAACTCCTTCTGCGAGAGATTATCGATTAGTTTGATACCAGTGGGAGCCAGGGTCCACTTCCAGGTAAACTCAACTTCAGACGTTTGACTGGTAACTTGATAGACATTTTTGACTTCCACAACCGATTTTGTTGCGACCGTATCGGCCATCGTAAGAGACCGGCATCCATCTTTCTCGTTACGTGGAGCTTTTTTTAAATTCTCCAGTACCTGTGGTTTCGCATTTGCCAGCTCAACATCCCAAAAATCAGGGCCATCCGGCGCAATGGTGATTAAACCAGCCTTTTGCGCTGCGATAAAATCGATCTGCGCAGGAATAGGTTCCCGCTTTGTGAAACTACCACATTTTCCATTGACTCGGCCTATCAAATACATAAGCTTGATCGAGTCCTTATTCATGGATTGATTCAGCGCATCCGTTATCCCCTTTGTATCCTTTTCATTTGAGAACCCTACCGCGAAGATTAGAAACACGACAATGAACAAACTCGATAACTTGCCTATATTTCGAGTCTTGATGCTTACCTGGGGCATGAGCTACTCTCCTTGGAAAGCGAATACTAGTGAACATTTCCGTATTTGCAAAGCAAAAAGTGGACGATCTTGCAGAACCGTAAAATCTAAAGTGTTGCGCTCCAATACGGCACACCTCACCTTTAAGTTAGGTCTTATAAAAATGTGGAAGTTTTTTGGTCACGTTCCCGCCAGCTAAGGACACGGCCTGCGTGAGTTCATCAAAATTGCTCTGGCCTTGACGGCGAGTTTTACTGACAGAGCTTTTCTTTCCGCCTATCAGATGTGCGGCAACAAGAACGTGGGTCGGAGGATAATCCTTCCAGTACGCCATAAGATCGTTCAGTTCCCACAAGGTAAGCTGCTCGATCTCATGCAGAGTCCATCCGGTAGCGGTGGCGACGTGGCCAAACACAAACGGCCAGTCAGCTATACCGGTACCGGAGTCGGTTCCCCCGCGGCCGCCTTCTTGAGACCGGATACTTCAAGCATGGCGTTGAAAAGAACATTGAAATCGTCAAACGTAAGGCCGTTCTCAAGCTGCTCGGCGGTCAGGTCCTGGTGGACTTTCCTTACGGCGTTCTGGATCACAGGCAAATATCGGAGCAATGAAGCCAGCCCGGAGTTTTCCGCGGAAGGTTTTTCCTGGAACAAGGAGTCCAGTTGCCGCAATTCCCCGAGCGTAAGCGATGAGACCGTAAGTTGCCCCAGCGAAGTGGATACCGTTTGCTGCTTAAGCATGATTTTCTCCTGATAGAAATTGGCAAAGCCGATGTGTGAAAAAAGCGGGCGCGGCAAAGGCCACCGCCCGCACTCGGAGAGAGAGTTACTCGTTCGAATACATATCGATTACTTGGCCGGCGGCGTTGGCAAAAGCCTCAAAGTCAAACTCAGGAATGATGAAATCTTCCTGCTTGGTGGCGAAGCTCAGTTTTGATGCGACGACGGAATACAACAGCACGTTGAATTGGTTTCCGTTGTAGAGGTTTTGTAGCAGGATCTGGATGGTTGGCGCAAAGCCCATGAGTTGATTGGTGATATTGAGCTGTGTCCCGGTGGAGGCGGCGGTGAATGTATATGAGATCAAGACAGCCGCACCTGTATCCGCAGCAGCAAACGTGTACACGCCGGTAACAGTATTGACGCTGTATTGCCCCAGCACCGGCGCTGAGGCCACGCGCGTGAGCGGCACGCCGGTGCTGATATAACGCACGCCCCAATCCTGCTTGAACTGGGCAGCGTTGCTCACGGTCACCGTAAAGGGCGTTGTGGGGACCGTGGCAGCTTCATCAAGCGCGGTCTTGATCATACCTGTGCCCAGGTTCTGGCCGAAGAACAGGTCGTTGAGCATTTTGCCGTTGATGGCGGCAAATTTAGATTTGCCGGTGATCTTGCATTTCCCTCTGGCCACGGCCTCAGGAAATTGCTTTTGTCCGTAAAGCTGCTTTACGTCACCCGAGATATCGAGCGAAACGTCCTGCAGCGTGCCGAATTTCATGGGCGTGGGGTTCGCGGCGGTGTTTCCGCCAACCGGAAAGCCCCACAGGGTGCCTGTGCCAAATTCAAACATTTCTTCTTTCTCCTTTTGGGGAGCCGCACTGCACTCCCATAAATTGAAGCGGCCATTGCCGCCGAATTTAAAATTGATTTATGCGGTGGTGAGAATTTCTACTGGTATGACGGCGAGGGCCATGGAGCCCAGCACGTTTTCAATGACTTCAATCTTTCCCTCAATGCGGCAGTGCGATACTTTGCCGCCCAGCGACTGAGAAAGCCCTGGTGTCGCGCTGCGAATGGCTGCTTCTACTGCATCGAGCAGCGAGTTGAGTTCTGTGGACGGGACTGAGTTCGGCTCACTGTCACCTGCGGTGTATAGAACAAGATCTACCGTCATCTTTGCGTGGATTGGCAGGCCGTTGACGCTGGTACCAACGAACTCATCTTTCTGCACCTGGTACAGCGATGGACGGTCTGCGGGTGAAGTCTGTGACGGATCCTGCCAGCGCCGGCTGACCGTCTTGAATGGTCCAGCCGGCGACAGCAGTGCGCCCTGCAACGTGGCGAACAGCGCGGCATAAATTTGTTCGCGGGGGAAGATCATTGCGCCACCTGCACCTGCTGGATTGCCTGCTCCAGCAGATCAGGCAATGCCTTTTGCAGATCATTGAGCGCCGGACGGAGATAAGGCCGAGGCTTGATGTACGGTCGATGCCCGGTTCTTTTCTTGAACGGCCCTCTTCTCCCGGTGAAGCCGCCATATTCATGAATACGAGCGTATGGGAGTTCTGATCCGATGCTGACGGTAAGGCTCTGGCCGTCAGGCTTGATCTCAATCGACTGCAAAACTGAGTTCAGCAGATTGCCGCTGCGCGAGGTCAGAACGCTATCTGATCCGCCTTTGCCGCCTGAACCGGAGAAATATTTTGGGACAGAACTGGTCAGAGATTGATAAATCAGCGGCTGGAGAGCTTTGTAAACATCGGCCACCATGCGAGGCGCGAGTCCGGCAAGGCGCTGTTGAAGCTGTTGCAGAGCAGAGTCGTCAATTTTTACGGTGATCACAGGGCCAACCTCCGGTATTGACTGAAGATGGAGAGAGAACGCGGCGGGACATCGCTCATGTCAAAAGCGATGGTGACCTGGCCGCTCATGCTGTTGGATTTTTCTCCGATGCGCACGCGCTGCCGATAAGCCAGAGCGAAAGCCTCAATGGCAGCCTGCTTCAGATCGAGCGGGACAGCGGAATAGCCAGCGGTGTAAGAGACTTGCACGTTCTGCAAGCCCCGGCAGAAGCGGAAGCCACGCAGCAGAATGCGGCGCGTGTCCCAGAGAAAGCCGGCTGAAGTTGGGCCGGTGCTTTGCTGCACTGGAACACCATCAATACTGAGGCTGCTGACTGCGATGATTGGGAACTGGCGCGGGAGCAGCCGGTCAGAATCATTTCCGTCATACGTCTCAGTTAAATTGCCGAGCACTCCGGCGAGGATGTGCGGGCGATCAATGTACTGCAAAACCTGCAGGCTGGCATTGGAAATGAGGCTTTGCAAAGTGAGATCGTCATTGTTGCCCTGGTTGGGCAACCATGCTTTGAGTTCTGCCACGGTGCAAAGATCGTCAGGGGCGGCGGCCATTGGTTACCCTCCAGAAAAAATGTGTGCATTAAAAACAAAAGGCAGCCGGGGTAGGGACCCTCAAGGCTGCCTTCCGGCTCCGCACCTGCTTTTTTTCAGGCGGGAGCGTCAGCGGCGGATCGCGACGGATGAGCGGCGGGGCCGCTGACAAAGTGTTTAACCGTTGGCTACGTTGGCGATCACGCCGAGCGAGAATGGTGCGCGGCAGACAAGGACTTCGTCGGCATACACTCCGTACACATACTGGCGAGAGACAACGGGCCACTCGATCTGGTAGTAGTCGCGGCGGCAACGGACAAAAGAAACGTTGTCCACGCCGGAGAGCGGATAAGGAATTTCCGAGCTGTTAAAGAAGATGGTGCCCGGAGCAAGGTTGGGATGGATGCGAATATCCAGGAACTGCTGCGTGAATTTGTTCCAGTACTTGGCAATACTGGCCCCGCCCAGCAGAGCGGGCTTGTCGTTGTCTGATCCAGTACCGCCCGGCAAGGTGAAGCGGAAGAGCGGCACGCCGCCGGAAGCAACGATCTTCTTATTAATGTTGCGCGCTTCCTGCGAGTTCACCCAGATTTCAGTGGGGCTGAGGCGCTTGTTGTCCCAGAACCACTGCAATGCTGTATCGATTTCGACAATGCCGTTGGCC